TAGCACTGGTAGCCGCTGCCGTAGCAGAAGTCGCTGCAGAGGCTGCAGAGGTGGCTGCTGCTGTGGCTGAGGTAGATGCACTGTTGGCGCTAGTTAGGGCGTTAGAAGCGCTTGTAGCCGCGCTAGAGGCACTTGTAGCGGCAGAGGCAGCACTAGTAGCAGCCGATGCTGCTGAGGTTGCTGCAGCCGTTGCTGAGCCTAGAATGCTATCTACATAATCTTTAGGGGTAGCAGAGGATGAAATCATACCTGCGCTGGATAGACCAGTTATGACTGGACTGCCCGAGATGGTAGGGCTAGTCAGAGTCTTGTTAGTTAGAGTCTGAGACGCTGTAGCAATGACTACTGTACCTGTTGTATCAGGCAAAGTGATTGTGTTGTCCTGTGTCGGCTCTACTACGGTTAAAGTAGTTTCATAAGGGTCTGCGTTTGTTCCTTCAAAGACGATAGAAGAAGGAGCAGTTGGTGTTCCAGTAAATACTGGGTCAGAGATTGTTGGGGCTGTAAGAATCTTATTGGTTAGGGTTTGTGACTTAAGTGTACCTACTACGTCACCTTCGCCTGAACCAATGCCGTGCATTGTGTGTCCAGTACCAGAGCCGTCGTTGTAATATGCCGAGGCTTCTGCGTGGAGGTTAGCGTCGCGTAGGTCGCGACCGATAGCCATATGTCTTACGACAGCACCTGCTGAGTGAGCCTGAGCAGTAGAACCATCAATAGCGCGAGTAATTGTAAATGTGTTAGTAGATACCGCAGTGGCATCTACAATTTCTTCAAGCGCCGTATCTGGGTCGATAACAAGAGTAAAGGTTCTGCCCGACGGAATTGTCACGCCACCTAGTAGAGTGGTGCCAGAGACAACAACAAGTGACGTAGCGCCTGCGGTAATGGCGCTTGTCAGCGTTGACTGCTGAGAGCGAGAGGAGTATTGGCGAGTTGTCATTCAGGTTCCTATCGGTTGAAGCGAATGCGGGGAGGGTACTGACCTTGGAAGGCAGAAATTTCTTCTCTGAGTCTTTGTTGATACAAAGCAAAGAGTTGTCTTGCTGCAGTATTGGCTGAACCGAATGGACGCTTAGCGTCAATCTCATCAGCCTGTGGGCTAATCTGAGAAGCACGAGCAGGGTCAAGATATGTAAGTAGTCTGTATGCAGAACCAAGAATAATTACATCTCTTGCTGATTCAGGAAATCCTGTCTGGGTTGTAAAAATTTGGCTGTTAGATGTAAAGGCTGAGGCTTGCGTCACATACATAATCTTAACAGTACGACCAGGGGTAATGTAATCATAGATGGTGATTGTCTGGCTTCCTTCGCCCCAGGTAGCAGTCTCTGCTAGCGGGTCAAAGTCATAGCGGTTGACTCGAATCCATTCCTGAGATGGACCAGTATCCTGCCACATTACAGTCAAGATAGATTCAATATTGAGTGGGTTACCGCTAGAGTCTTTGAGTTCGTAGGTATTCTGAGCAGCATTGAAAGTAAATGTGGTCTGCTTCACAACCATCAACTGTGTGGCTACAGCACGGATAGTGTCGTTAATAGCCTTTTTGACTGAGTAGCGAGGGAAGATAGGAGAGATGCTTACCTTGGTATCTACCGCTGCTGTAGAGGCTGTGGTGCCGAGATATCCGCGACCGTAGGGCGCGATAGTGGCTGTGTTAGCAACGCGGTCAAATGAGTCAATCCACATCAACTCTTCGCCTACCTCAATGATGCCCTTACCTACTGAATCAGTAGAACCTAGGCTAAGGATGGTAGGAGAAGAACTAGGAGAAGTTAATGTGGTAACTGCTGCGGTAAGATATGTGGAGCGGTCCTGCTGATAGGTATAACCCGAGAGGTTGATTAGAACCTCATCAATCATTTCGGTAAAGGTTGTCACAGGTTAATACTCCTTAAGGCATCAGTCGGTGAAAGGTCTGTTGTTCCTGCAAGTTCATTGCATACAGCACCCAAGCCTTTGTATTCGTTAGGCTGACGAGTAGGGTCTGCTTCTAGATTAAGTGCTCCAAGGAGCGCCTTGCCTGTGGTTCCAGCATATTGGTTGGCAGCGCCAACAGGTGCAAGATATGCGGTTAGCGCTGGATATGTCCCGCTATTTGCTAGACGGTTTAACTCGCTAGTGAATGAACTACCTGCTGTGCCTGTTGCCATTACTTGCCTTTCTTCTTTGCTACTGCTGCGTTATCTACAAGATTTGGGTAAGGGCGTCCCGCTGCCTTAGCCCGCTTCTTTGCAGCAGCCTTCTGTGCGGGAGTAAGTTTCTTAGAAGTTTTCTTTGGGTTCTTCTTATCCCAAAATGCTTTCTTCACCATTTCACCTTATCTGCCCAATAGGCTGCACTCATCTTGCCTTTAGCAATGTTCTTTCTGTGGCGAGCCTTGAATGATTTCTGTCGGGCTGTTGGCTGCTTGTCGCCAGTTACACCTTGTTGACCAAAACGAATAGTCTTGACTTGGCTGCCCTCTTTAGCCACTACGACGTGGCTCTTAGTAGGATGGTTGGGAGTACGCTTAGGCTTGTTGAAGCCAGACACTCCTGCTCGCTTTAGGCGAGAGTCACGCTTGCTTTTGCTTTCCATACTCCCCATACTTTCCTAAGACTGCCTTGATACGTCCATCTTTACGCAGTCTTACTACCATTCCATCCTTAATCTGGATTTTGTTAAAGCCTCTGTGAGGCTTGTACTTTCCAGATGACATTACTTCTTTTTCTTCTTTGACATACCTGCTGAAGATAGGGCGATAGCAATCGCTTGCTTACGGTTCTTAACTACAGGTGCCTTCTTTGGACCCTTTGGGTTTTTGCCAGAATGTAACTTGCCAGCCTTAAACTCGCGCATTACTTCGCCTACCTTCTTTTGCTTAGCAGTCTTCTTCATTATTTCCACCAAGGATATTTCTGCTTCATAATCTTGTCGAAGGTTTCGCCTTGATTACCTTGTGAGGCTAAGGGTGGTGTGTTAGAGATATTGCCAATACGGGTCTTGCCCGCCTTTGGCTTTGGCTCTTCGACCTTAACTTTTTTCTTGGACATTACTTCTTCTTGCCCATCTTCTTGATTGACTTCTTGGCTGCCATCTTCTTCATACCTTTTTTGGCTTCCATTTTCTTCTCAGCCTTGGACTCCATCTTTTCGCCCATTGCGTAAGCCTTGGCTGCCTTCTTGCCCTTTGCTGTGTAAGGGAACTTCTTTCCGTTTACCATTGGCATTTTATGCTCCTAGTTCTTTCATTACCGCTGCTGTTTTTTTATTTATGTGTTTTGCTGGAGGCATCTTCTCGGCGTTGTAAGGCTTACCTAATGTCTCGCTAGCCTGTACTGCTTGCTGGATTTTGTCCATCGTAGTTCCAGCAGGTCGGATGCCTTGTTTTACTGCATCTGCATAGGCATCCAATTCTGTGTTGTGACGCTTGTTAGTCATAAACTTACGACTATCAGCATCACCCGCGTTCATCTGAACGCTTAGTCCCTTACATCCAAAGCAGCCGTCTACATACTCTGGATGGTATTCCCAGTGCTTCATATTTGAGTAAAGTTACTTTCTGTTACACCTACACCTGCAGCAATCAGTGCTGCCTTTGTAGCATCGTCCACCGTATATCTATATCCGCCTCGATACACTTGAGGATAATCAGCAAGTGATGAATCAAGTGGATAGCGAATCTGTTGATAAGTTCCAGTAGTAGGATTCAGTACGATACTGATGCCCCTAGTCAGTTTGTAAAACTGAAATAGTCGCTGAACGCCAGTAAAGCCTTCATCTACCGTTGGTGGTAAAAATGTCCATTCAGCCATAAGTCCTCCTAATGAACTCACCCCGAAGGGATAGGTTGCCCTATCCCCCAGAGTCAATCAACTAAAGAGCAGCGATTGAGGAACCAGATGTAATGCGATACAACGCTTCGTCACGATAGACTGCGAAGCCGAGTACGCCGTACCAGCCCATTGGGCGGAAGCGCATCAACTTGTCAGTTACGTTACCGATAACAACGTGTGGTTCTTCAGCGACGGCTTCTGCCATTGCTTGAGCACCGCAAAGAATTGTGTTGTAAACGCGGGTTACTGGAGTTACAGTTACAACTGTGGTTGCAGAAACTGCACCAGTGTTTGCTGTGTCTACAGTGAAGGTTGTGGTTGAGCCAGAGGTGCTGATTGCAGTAATCTTTGCACCTGAAGCGATACCAGTTCCAGCAATCTTGTCGCCAACTTCTGCGCGAGTTGCGATAACAGCAGTTGAAGCAACACCGAAGGTGAAGCCTGCTGAGGTACCTGCAACGGTTACAGCGGTTGTAGCAAGAGCGGTCTGGTCTGCACCAGTCTTAGCATTGTATAGACGTGGTGATTCAACAAAGAATGCACCCTCGAAGTCTCCAATTTCGCCAGCCCAGATGTTATCTACTGCTGGGTTTGATTGTGCGTGGATGAAGTTCCAGCCCATATTTCCAGTTTCTGCACGAAGGTCGTGTGAAACATCTGGGTGGATACCTGTCCAGTATAGAGAACCGCGACGAGCCTTTGCCTTATTGCTACGCAATTTAGCAACAGCCTTGCGGATGTCTGCAGAATCGATTGTGTCAGCAGCATCTACGTTAGCAACAGCGGTTGCGTTGCCTGCGAAAATGTTGTTTGAACCAGAGCGGAGAGTTGTCATTGCGACAGAGTCGATTGAGTCAGCGAGGTTGTAAGCAATGATGTTTGCAATCGCTGGGTCAACGTCTGCGAGTGAGAACAACTCGAGAGCACGGGTTACGAGAACTGCGTTACCGTACTCAGAAAGAGTAATGGTTACGGAAGTTGGTGTTGAAAGAGCAACTGCATCTGGGTCTGTTGTTTCAGTCAGAGCGGTTGTTGCTTGTGCAAGGTCAACGTACTTCTGTAGAACTACGGTTGAGCCTGGGAATGCTTGGCGGGCTGGGCGCTTATCTGCGACTGAACGAATGAGTGGTTCAGAACGGAGCGCAAACTCTAGAAGACGGTCATATGCCTTCTGTACGAGACCAGCACCACCTACGGAACCTCCGAGAGAGGAGGCACCTGTATCTGTGTATGCGTTGGACATTGTGTTGCGTCACCTCCAAGTGACTATGAACGGTTGATTATTCTTGTGAACGCAATATGCTAAGAATCTCCTCGGCAGAGGATGCGTTGTTTAGACGTGATTCAAAGTCTTGCGCTTTATCGGGAGTAACCGCTCCCTGGGTAAGAATGTCTTGGTTGCGTAGTGCAGCAAGATTGTTCTTATCTATTTCGGGGGCATCTGCAGTCTTGATTCCGAATAGGTCAGCATTATCATCGAGCCAGGAATTTACTGCCTCTTCGTTAATGTCTTCCAAGTCTTTCATAATCAGACGTGCAGCCTTTGCGTTTACGCCCTTCTTTTCTAGGACTTGACGTACAGTCGACTCTTTCTTTTCTTTGAGGAATCCCTCAAGTTGTTCAGATAGTTCCTTGATACGCTTTTCGTCTGCTCTTTTGGCTTTACGTAGTTTCTTAACTAAGTCATTGCCATCTAGACCATCGTTGGTATCTAGTTCGTCGTCTTCGTCTTCCCAGTAGTTGTTGCTCATAGCAACTGTCCACCCTTCTATTCGTTGTTAGTCGCAAGCCTCAATGACCACGCGGGGACTGTGGGTTGGCTCTTGCTACCAGTCTGTTACGCTGGCGGGGCTGGTCGGTCCGCTCAGGATTCTCTTTTAGAAAGCGCGATTTGCTCTGCGCTGTGATGCCATTCCGAGTTCTGCTCGTCCTTGCTTAGCAGCAAAGCGGGCTTCTTCTTCGGCTGTTAGTTTCTCTAATTGCTGTAATTCTTTTGCAGACTGAGTAATGACAGCCTTCTCTAGACCTACTTGACCGATATCTTCCATCTTTGAAATACCAGCGAGTTTAGATGTTGTAGGTAATGCTCTAGCAATCCTGCTAAACTGAGGCGTGAGTGAACTAAATGTTTCGCCTCTACGAGCATATTCTTGTGCTCGTCCTAGGTCAAGTCCACCAATTCGGTTGATTGCTCCGAGTCCTTGTTGTTCTGCTGCTGCCAATACTTCGTATTGAGCAAGTTCATCTACGAGTTGGTCAACACCTTTCTGACCAAGAAGAATTGTTCTAGCAAGAGTAGGTCTATCAACTGTTGGGAAGTATCTACTAAAGGTATCTTTAATAGCCTTAGGAGCCATATCAATACGCTGATAAGCCTTAGCAATCTTCTCGGCTATCGTGGTAACAGAGTTACCCTTACCAATAAGTTCTCCAGTAAATTCTTCAGTAGCAAGGTCATCAAGGTTTGCTTGCTTTAGTAGGTCAGCCATACCAGCCTGAGAGGCTACGTACTGTGCGATTGTTGGTACCTCGACTGGCTTACCAGCCTGTCTTAAATCTTGAAGTGCGTAGATACCCTTGAATCGGTCAGTGAATGCTTTGAGATTAGGATTGTTACGGGCATCAAGCAACGCCATATTAAATGATGTTGCGACATCTACACCGTTTCTATAAAACTTAGAAACTACATTATAGAGTTCATCCATCCAGCCTTTAGTAAGTTCAGCCTGACCAAAGTACAAAGCCATTGTGGACTTAAATACATCCTTGGCTAGTGTTGGTCCAGTGACTACATTTCCAGTATTTACATTACCTGTATTAACGTTACCAGTATTTACATTACCTGTATTAACATTACCCGTATTGACGTTACCTGTATTAACATTACCCGTATTGACGTTACCAGTGTTTTGTTGGGTTCCATATTTAGGATATCTAACAAGACTCCAGTATCCGCCACGTCCGCCTACTTCTGAACGCCAAACATAATCATATGTGTATTCTTCATCAGCAGGGGGAACTGCTGGCTTTTCACCTCTACCTGCTTCTTCTTGTGCAGCAGTGTATGAGGCTTGACGAATTGTTGAAAGTTGTTCCGCTCTAGATAAACCACCAACATTAACTCCTGCAGCCTCTGCTTTTTGAGCAGTAGCAAGTGCTCTTTTTGCAGCACTTAATGCTCTGCTTGCTGCGGCAACTTTGCTTACGCCAGTTCCTTTGGCTGCATCAAAAGCCTTTTGAGCCTCATCTAGCGCTGCTTGTGCTTCTTCAACGGTCATATTTTTTTATACTCCGAATCCCATAGCGCCTGCTAAACCAATAGCAAGGTCTCGTGCTCCTTCAATAGCCCAAGGTGCCTTTTCTGCATTAGGATGAAACTTAAGATAATCATCCCATTCAGAAAGAGACTTCATTGGAACTTTTCCTGCAGTACCATCTGGACGCAAAAATTTATCTAGGTCAGCATTGTCTAGGTCAACTGTTGTTGGGTCTATACCCCACCATTTAGCCATACGACCAATGTAAGGTTGTGCCAAGTCCATTACGGTTAGGCTAGGGTTAGCCTTAAGACGCTCTGCAAATAATGGGTAAAGTTCTGCAGCCTTAGCGTTGAACTGTTCTTGAAGTTTATTAATATTTACTTCGCCCTTTGTGAGTTGCAGGGCGTAATTAGCAATCTCTTTGTCAGAAAGATATCCAAGACCATTAGCCTTAAGGATTGTTCTGACATTACCAATCTTATCGATAACACTTGTTGGTAGAGTCTTTGGGTCTCCGATGTTAACCTTAGACCAGAGATAGTTTTGAGCGAATGAGTTAGCATCAAATAGGCTAGGTGTTTCAATAATCTCAGTTGTGCCATCTGGCTTAACAACTGTCTGCTTTGTCTTGCCACTAGCCTTTGCTGCTGCTGTCAACTTTGTATAGAAGTCTGCTAGGTCTTGCTCACCAAACTGAGCAAATGGACCCTCTGTAAAACCCAACTGTCTTGCTGCTTGATTCAAGATTGCATCAGTAGTAATCTTGTCATAGTTGGTATAGGTATAGGTTGCGTCGACTCGCTTAGGTGCGTTGTCTAATTGAACCTGCAGTACATCCCAAGGGGTCTGCTTCTTGCCTTCTTTGTATGAGGCTACAGCAGCATCGACAATGCTATTCCATACAGTCTTGCGAGCAGCGTCGGTAGGTTGACGATTCTGGACTGTAATGATGTACTGGGCTAGAGCGGTCTGTGCTTTCTCAGATAACTTAGAGAAACTCTTCTTAACAAAGGCAGAATCTTTCTTGACTAAGTTACCATCTTTATCTGGCATCCAGATGTAGTTGATAGTTTTCTTAGAACCTTTGCCCTCAAAATTAATTACAGTTGACGGTGGGGGCAACTGAGTCTTTCTATACCTGGTCAAGGTCCTACCTCCGTGAGTTGGTCGTTCAAGAAATATCTATCTACAATGTCTGCAAGTTTTGGGTCAAGCAATGGAACAATACTTTCTACATATTGAATCCAAGCATCTTTAACATCAGTCTTATAACCGTCTGGTGCATCCTTAAGAATTTTCGCGTAGTCATCACGATATTTCATAAGTGCTTCTACGTGAGTCCAGAACTGAGTATTGCCGTGCTTAGCCATAAACTTTTCATTCTTAACAATTTGAGTTAAGCCCCAAGCATATTTATAAGAAACATCTTGAGTAAAACGAGTGTCGTATTCTCTGCCCCAGGCTGGGCTATAAGCAGATAATTCTTCTGCATATTTCTTAAGTGCTTCCCTTAATTCTGGGACAGAAGCATAACTTGCATAACCCTTTTTTGGGTCTGTTGCTAAATCATTTAAATACTTTTTATAGTCTGAGTAAGCCTTCCATACACGACCTACTTCAATATCCTTTTCGACATCACCTATTGACTTAAGCGGCAAGTTAAGAGTTGTTCCATCTGGCAGCGTAACTCCAGGCTTATTAAGGATTCTGCTGATATTAGGGTCAGAGTCACGAGGTAGGTCAGCGGTAATAAGACCAATGAGGTTCTTATCTAGTGAGCCTAGTTTCTTAACTAGACCAACGTTCTCTTCCCAGACTCGCTTGTATCCCTCAACTGTAGGAACTACATATGCAGCCTTTGGTCTGCGCTTTGCGCCAAAAGATAGGCGCTCCATTGGAAATGGATTAGTTGCACCAAGTACTGCTGCTCGTTCATTTAGGTCACGCTCAGCGGCTGCTTTAGCATCACGTTCGCTCATACCCTGGGCAATGTACTTGTCAGTTGCTGCCGTGAAGTATGTGCGGAAAATGCTATCTGGTCGCATATCGACCACTGCTGGCGTACCAAGTGGTGAGGCAAACTGCCAAAGAGCCTTTTCAAAGAACTTCTTGCGAGCGTTCTTTTTGACTATTTCTTCAGTTGGAGCCTTACCAATACCCATCTCATATAGAGCCATTTGGTAGTTCCACTCAGAGGTATAAGAGTCAACCCACTCTTTCTTTGAGTCATCACCATTAAGCCATACCAAGAAGTTACGTGCATAGGCTGGAGTAAAGGTTTGTAGCGCTTGCTTACCTAAATCGGTTTCTACTCCATATGGGAAAAGTTCTTCATACGAATAACCTGGAATCTTGCCCAAGGTTTCATCGATTGTCTTCTTGAGAACCGCATCATTGCCTGGAGCCATCTTTAGTATCTGACCAATAGCCAGTGGAATTACGTATGATGGACCAGCAAGGTTGGCAATAAAGTTAATTGCTCTAGTTCCAACCAAGATACCTTTACCTTGCTTTAAGCCAAGTTCTTTGGTACCAGGAACCAACAAGTACTCAGCATCAAGAACATCATCAACTGGGTTACCATACTTGTCAACTCCAAAGGAGTTATAGACTCCATAGTAAGAGTTCAAGAAGCCAGCCATACGCTGTGGCGCTTTGGCTACAAATCTACTATAGCGATACAGACCACTGGCAGATGCCGCTGGGAACGAAAGTACAGAGCGAGCCATAAACAATGCTCTGTTCTGGCGACGAATTGAGTAGAAGGTCTTTTCTGCTTCTTTAACCATCTCAATCGCTGCAGCCTGACGAACTGTATTTAGAGTATTCGTCGTAATTTCTTCGCCTTGTGATGCAAGCAATTCTAGTTTTTGAATTGTGCGGCTCTTAAGTTCTGTGTTACCCCAAGCCCAACGGATAGCATTTTCAGGTGCACCTAGTTTAGTCCAAGCCCAACTTGATGCTCTATCAAAAGCCTCTAAGAAATTCTTCGACTGCTCGATTGGTGTTGCGTACTTGTTATCAAGCGGATTGATTGGAGTTAAGCGTTCTAATTTATCGCCAAGAAGTTGAGCAAGTTGATTGCCTCGCACCTCTCCTGCTGCGGCAGCAGCCTTGGCTTCTATCGTCGGTAGATAACGATTGACATAAGCAATCTGGTCATCAATGATGTCGATAATTTCAGACTTATCACGACCGAACTCAGCAGCATATGAAGCACCGCTACGCTTGGTTCCCCAAGTGCTAATGATTTCGTTGCGGGTACGACCAGCAAGAATCTGGTCTACGAGGATATCTCCTCGCATATAGTTGTTGACTGTATAAGCCAATTCATCAAAATATAGTGGGTCATATACTGGAGTAATACGGTCTGGAGTTCTACGACCTAGAATTTGAGTACGGCTAGCAAAAGCCTTGTCTCCAAGAAGTTCAATCTCACGTGTGTGACGGTTAGAGATTTCAGCCTTATAAGAAGTACCTAAATGATTCTCGCTTTCAAGACGAGGAATCTTTATACTCTGTCCATTACTTAAGACATAACCTTGTGCTTCTTGCCCGCCTTTGCGGCGGATGCGGCGGTTGTCAGCAACTGACCATTCATCTGCTAGAGCCTTACGAGAAGGACCCATCTCAACAAGAATCTTATCGATATCATCGTAAGCCTTCTTGACATTAAGGTTAAGTTTGTTTAGGTCAGGAGCAAGGGTGTTGATATCTCCTGCAGCCTTTTGGATAGCCAACTCAGCAGCACGAATATCAGATGCGTACTTAGGGTCATTTACTGACTTAAGATATTGAACTCGACGCACTAGACCATAAAGGCTAGGCACTTCTTCACGCACCGTGTTGTACTCATCAGCACGGTCACGAGCCTTCTTCTCAAGGTTAGCAAGCAAACGCTCTGCTGCCCGAAGGTCAGCCTTAACCAACTCTATGTTGTCAGCCTTAGTTACTGGCGAACGTGCATTTGGATTAAGAAAGAAATCTACCCATTCGGCTACAGCATAGTCAGCAATATCTACAGCCTGTTCAATCTGCTGCGTATATTGTGCGTATTCTTCTTTGAGAGCCTTCTTGCGAGCATTGCTCTTGATGTTAGCCTTATTAACCGCAGCAAAGAATCTATTTCGATTATTGAATAAGGTGTTCTTTACAAAAGACTGTGTGCTATCTACCAAGAACTTAGAGCCTTGCGACATAACAGCAGCATTGAGTGGCTCGAGAATTGAGTTCTTTGGGATATATGCTGGGCGAACCAATTGCGCAAATGAGAATATCTTGTTTCCAGATTCAAACGCTAGACGACCAGCATCAGTAAATACGTTGTTCTTTGGATTAAATGTACCTTTGATATTAGAAACTTCACGTACAATTCTACCCATTGGAATCAATGGAGTTGCGTTAGCCAACTGACGCTGAGTTTGTGGATTAATAACTACGCGATATCCACTTGGGTCAATCGCAAATGAATCACGAGAAAGGTCATTGTGGTACTTGCTAATGCTTTCCATCATCTCGTCAACAAAGGACTTAGCCTGAACTCTACTAAGACCCAAGGTATTAAGGGTATCCATAGCAACTTCAGTGTTCATTTCCTTAAAGAAGGCTGCTCGCTCACCATCTGTCTTAAGTGTTAAAGCCTTGTCAATTAGGTTACGACGATAGTTTGCTGCTGTTACGGTTGTACCATCTGCAAGTTTTACGGTATTTCCGCCACGGCGGAATAGTGGAACATCATCCAACCAGGCGTTGATTTCTTCAACAGCATCTGCTGGGCGTAAACCTGAGTGGCTGATAATACCACGAGGTAATTTACTGCCAGTGAAGTGAATAAGTGCTGTGGCTGCGCCACCTCTCTTACCGCTACCGATAATAGTCTGGGCTATGCCACCAACATTGCTGTAATCGCGCACCTCTGTGCCCGCTGCCAATTTCTGCTTTATCTCACGAATTTTTATTGTGGCACTTCGACCAATGATAGGCTCAACTGGTTTATATGTTGTGCCAAGCATTCTGGGTTCAGGTAAAAACTGACCAGTTTGCGCATCGTATCTATCTTGTAAGAAAGCATCAAAAATATCTTGAGACTCAGGATTCTTGGCGATAGCATCATCAAATGCTTTGCTCCAACGCTCTTTAGCCTGTGCATTATATGAACGATATGCGCCAGTCTTTGCATAATCAGCAGCAACTTCTGCACCAGCATCAGATAAATACCATAAATCATCAGTTTTACGGGCGTTAATTAGTCGTTCTGCTGCAGGACCATAACCCTTATCAAAAAGAATTAAGTCACGAACAAAATTAGGGTCTTCTGTTTCTTTAATTATAGCAGCCAACTTAGGATTATTTGTATGTGGCTTTAGAATCTTGCGAATCAAAACAGTGTCTTTACTTCTAGCCAGATTTTCAATTTCTGCGCCAAATACAGTTTGTGCTTTCCCAGAGATATGGTCATCAGCCAGTTTCTCTAGTTTGGAGAGAGCATTAACATCATAAACATTAATCTTATTACTTAAACCAGAAAGACGTGCTAAACCTTTAAGAGCACTAACGGAACGATTGGCTGCTCCAACTACTGCGGCGTTGCCTACAAGTGCGTCAGTAAAACCAGTAAGCCAACGACCTGTTGTATTGTCGACAAAGTTAGCCTGAATATCGGCATCATTCCATAGATTAACTCTGTCAATGTCAATTCCGCCATCTTCAAGGATGGCATCAGATATGCCAGTGACGTGGAAAGGATTTAGATATGACTTGGTTAAGGCTACGCCTAAAGAAACATCCTTGCTTCGGTCATATGCTTCTTGAATATCGTTTAACTGTATGCCCTGACCATAAGCATCCTCTTTGAATAGAGGGCTATCTGGGTCAGTTAAAAGGGCTGCTGTGGCAATAGGACGCTTTACTAAAGGACTAAGAACATTTTCTTCAAGTTTAATTGAAGCCTGAAGTAGTGGGTCGAATGGAATAACAGCCTCTGCTGCAGTTTGAGCAGCATATTCAGTCATACCGTCTCTTAGTAACGAATTAAGGTCTGTTCCAGACTCACGTGCAATCTGTTGAGCAACGCGAGTTGTGCCAATTTTTGCTCCAGCCTGAACTGCTGTTGCTCCAGGTCCACCACCAATTTGTGTGCCAAGCGCCTGGAAAGGAGCCGTAACACCTTTACCTAGGAATCCTGCTGCTTTACCTAGTGGCTCTAACACTGGCTGAGCAACATCGGCTACAGCCTTAACTCCACCTAAAACTCTTTTAGTATTTGCTTCAAGGTTTCTTTTACCAATAGTGAATGGAGATAAAGTGTCTACGATTTTTTGGGCTGCTGTTTTATCGCCGCCTAGAGCCTTCTTGAAATTATCCCAAAAAGCCATTTAGAACTCCAAATACTCTGGGTTAAAGTTAGAAGGTTCTCCGCCTTTAACGTCTTGACCTGTAATATCTCTAATAAAATTATCTCTATCCGTTGGGCTTTCCCAAGGAACCATCGACAACATAAATGCAATGCCAAAGTTTTCGTAACCTAGAGAGTTACCAAACTTATCTAAGTGGTCGAAGAATGTATTCTCCATCCATTGCATTACATTAACTCCCGCATTAGGGCATTAATCATTCTCTTATAGGAATCTGGTGCCCCTGGCATACGTGCAGCATTAAGCATATCTGGTAGATAACGTCGAACTAATTCTGTGTTTTCAATCTGTCGATTATTTGGGTTGAGGCTTGGAGGAAGTGCTTCGCTTCCACGTCCAGAGAAGCCATCAATGCCATCGCTTACTGGTCGAAACTCTGTTGGCTCTGAATCAAGAGGCTCGATAGCGCCTAGCAACTGCGCCATATCTGCACCCATACCTGCTTGTGGCAATTGTGATGCTGGGTTAGCAGCGCTAGCAGTTGTAGATACGTTGCCACCTTCGCTAATCTGTTGAGCCATAGCAGTATTTTCTCCTTGTGCAAATCCAGATGGGCGAAGTTGCGTAGCCTTTGCTACCTTTTCAGCCACAAACTTTCCTGATTGACCATTGCCGCCATTAGGAGAAACAGAATAAGGGTCATTCTGTGATGCTTCGGGGCGATATCCTCCGCTTCCCATTATTTCTCCTCTGGTGTGTATGAATATTCTTCAGCGCTAAGCAACATACCTTTGGCTAACCAAGGGTTCATATTGTCACTTACATCTGTCATTAGGTATCGAGTGCCCTCATAATCTGACCACTCGCTTACAAGAACCCATCCTGTGCAGATTTGGCTCTCTGAATCTTCTAGTTCTTCGGCAAGAAATCTCATTGCCCTATCGATTGCTTCGTTAAACTTACTCACTTGTGCTGCACTTCTTGATAGAAAGGAGGCGCTGAATAAGCGCTGACCTTAGATGCTATCTCCATAGCCAACTCTGGTTCTGCTCCTGCGTAAAGTGCGCCCAATGCGTAAGGTCCACCTGAACCAATCGCATAAAAATTATCGTCAGACTTCATTACTGATAAGTCTTCGTCGATATCGAATATCTCACCACCGACTGAGATAAGGAACTGGAATCGCATTCCGTCTTTCTTATCTTCTTCAAAGTTGTAGCCATTGTCAGTTAAGCATTTGCGAAGTGATGGCATTACCTTGGTAATCATATAGCGATAGACATCTTTCTTGTCTTTCGCTGTAAACTGTGGTGGGTTCCAGATATTCTGGGCTATATCGCACGGAGCAACTTCTCCTGCTCCAGCGATTAACAACGCACCGCGTTGAGAAATCTTCTTCATTGCTTTATGTGCATAGATGCGTCCTACATCATCTGTCACACGAGAGTCAGCGACAAGTACGCTGCGGTCTGAATATTCAATGCCGATAATTGTTGTCACTGTCCCCTCCTAGATTATCGTCGTCGAATAGTTCTTACGCTTGCGTTTGCTTCTCCTGCGCCTGTAAGGCTTGATAAAAGACTAAGAATGTCTGGTGCTCCTGGCGCTGGTGCTACTTCTGGTCCTGGTGCCATAGGAAGAGCGCCTTCTGCTGGTGCGCCTAAGGGAGCAGGGGACGGTTGCTCAACCATTTCAGATGGCATACCAGCAGAAGGAACCTGCTCTGCAGGTGCGAATGATTCTTCAATCGCATCCTCAAGTGCTACACCTTTCTGGCGAGCCTTAATTACTGCAGCAATCTTGCGTACAACATCCCCAGCATCTCCGCCTTGTGTTGCCATAGCAGGAATTGCTTGAGTATATGCAGTCAAGGAACCAAGCAACGCTTGGCGCATATTCTCAACTTCAATCTTCTCAAGTTCTTGTGTGACGTTTACAGTGAATGGAAGTTCACGCATTGCAAGGTCTTTGGAGATAAGTCCTCCACCAAGAGCCTGAAGCATAAAGATTAGACCCTGTGCTGGGTTGAGACCAGCGAGCATTCCGTAACGGACATCAGCGCTGTAGTCGCCTTTGATATCTTTACGTGGGCTATATGTAATTTCGTAAGGTGAACCAGAGTCAACGCCACGAATTGTCTTGACTTCTGGGAAAATCTTCTCGTCTACCTCAAAGCAAATCTGAATGACGTCACGAAGTGCGCTAGCAAAGATTGCTTGAGCGGACTTAACCTGTGTATCAAATGCGCCCATAAGCGCCTGTACACCTTGTCCCGTGACGATTGATGCGTCAATGTTTCCTGTACGTCCCTCAGGATAACGTGCACCGACACGCATTTCTTGATTGAGCAGTGTCTGCTCTGTGAATGCGCCTTGTGGCAATGTAAGTTCAACACGACGAACGCCCGCTGGCTGGCTTGTGCGGATAATCGCATCGCCACCAAGCATAAGTTCTTGTACGTCGTTAGGAAGAACGATAGGAGCCTGAACAGATTTCTCTGCTGCTTCCATCGCAAGGAGAGCAAAACGGTTGCGAAGCAACTGAATACCAATGATGTCATCGAACTGACCGCGCATTTCGCCATCAACAGATGGCTTACGTGCACAAACAATCATCATCTTGCCCATAGGATTCTTAGCAGTTGAAAGAACTAAGTTGCTCTTTGTGGGTAGATATACAACTGATTGGTCTTTGTCGTAGTAGCGAATCATCTCAACCTGTTGAGTTAAATCTTGCTCATAGCGAAGTTTGCCAAGCAACTCATACTCGAATTCAGGAAATAGTGAGACAAGTTCACCGAGTGTCATTGTGTATCGTTTTGCAAAAGCAACGCAGCGTCCATAGCGGTCGAACTCAGGGTAAGCACCTATTGGGTTTTCTAGGCGGATGCGTGGCAGTTTTGCTTCCTCGTCCACTTCAATGATGAAGGGGAGGAATCCATATGTTAAGTACCAGTCTGCTCCTTGATACATTTGTACAGCCAAATCTGAATGAGCAAAATAGTTAGAGGCAATGCGAGTGCGAGTGTCAGCGAACTTGCGAGCACGGTCAGAAACCGAATTCGCCGCGTTGCAGTTGACCGCTGGTAGTGGTGCCATAACCTCTGAAAGGTCTCGCGCCACAATATCCACAAAATTTGCAACGACATTGGCATCTACTCCGTCTGGAAAGAAATCAGGATAGACGGTAGAAATCTGCCCTTTACGAACAGCAAGGACGTCGAGGTTGCGAGCATCCCTGTCTGCAGCGCGATAGCGTAGCGATTCAACGCGTGCGCTAATCTGTTCGATTGATAGTGCCATAGTTTCCTATCCGTATGTATCTTGCCATTGCTCTGCAAAGGCTTCATCTAAATTAATGCTTGTTCTGCGGTATGTCTGCGCTCTTGTTGCCCAACGGTTCTGCACCCAACGTTGCTGGGAGGTACCTTGTTGCATCATCTCGCGGATGCGGATGACGGCAAACCAAAGAGCCATCACGCAGTCGGTAGCGTTTCTGGTATCAGGCTTCCAGGTAATCAACTGCTGTACTAGCGCCTTAAGACCTTCGCTACCTTCATTGCTTGGTAGTTCTATTAAATTGTTATCCTGGAATCTTCCATCTCTGAGAGAGCCGAAAAGGCTTGCCATAGAAGCCACACCAAAGTTAGTGTCCCACTTATTCTTACCAGTAAAGTGAGAGTTGAGTTGGCAGCCGTACATTGACAACCAGTTGCGTAGGTCGTCGTCGAGCGCGTATGCTTTTTGGTGGGCATTGATTTCAATTCTAAGTTCTTGTGGTTTGTAGCGTTGTACCCAATCTTCAATCAGGTATCGAATCTTCATCGGCGTCGGGTCTGTCATATTGACGCAGTCAAGGATATAAATCATCCCGTCAGCCTTGTTGTATGTTGTGACCACTGCGGCGGTATTGCCCGTCATCGCAGGGTCAAGACCTATAACGGTATAGCCCTCGACGGATTGTGGATGACCTGCAGCACCTGGTTTAAGCGGTCCGCGCTTTCGCATACCGTTGACACATCCTGCAACTGCTGCTGGCGCAAAGATTGCGTCTTCGACGACATCTTCTTGCTGATAGACCATAGCCCATACAGAGGGAGCAACTTCGCTTCTTCTTGTAAAGAGAGCGCCTCCATCCCACTTGGGGTAAAGTCCTTGTTCATCAGGTTCATCATTCTCGCCCTCAGGGCGGTCTGTCTTTGCCCACAACGTTTTCCAGTTGTGAGGCTTCTCATCAAACTCGAGGACCGCTGGCATAGCCATATACGTGAATGGCGATTTTCCACCAGTCCAGTTAGAGCCGTCCCTTATTTGTTTGTATAGGTCAACGGGAGCAACACGGGTTCCTACAATCAGTAGTTTCCCGTGCCGTCCCAAACGCGTGATAACTTCTTTTTGAAGCCATTCAATTTGCTTCTCCCACTCGTGGGCATTGGAGT